TTCCTATGAAGAAAGGAGTAAACTTGCGGATAGAGCATAAGTCTAAGAAAGGTGGTCTTACCAAAAAAGGACGCGACCATTATAACCGCAAAACAGGCTCGAATCTCAAAGCTCCGGTCACGGAAAAAAACCCTAAAGGAAAGAAGGCTGCTCGTAAGCGTTCCTTCTGTGCTCGCATGTCGGGCGTCAAAGGACCTATGAAAGACAAAAAAGGTCGCCCTACAAGAAAAGCGCTCGCTCTTAAACGCTGGCGTTGCTAACTTAAAATAAACAAATGGCTCTAACTACTGAACTAGAAAGTGTAAACCAAATGCTTGGGCATATTGGTGAAGCACCCGTAAACACGCTAGCTGACTCAGCAGCACTACCAATTTCCGCCAGCACCGCCTTGACCGCTCTACGTGAAGTCTCAAAGGAAGTGCAAACCGAAGAGTGGCACTTCAACACCATTACGGACTACGAGCCCATCAAGGAGGACACCGGAAAACTTAGGTTGCCGGATGAAACTCTTTTCGTTGATGCGGTAGACAAGACACGCGACGTTGTTCAGCGTGGGTTGTATTTGTATGACCGTAAAAACCAAACGGACATCTTCAGCGAAACCTTCAAAGTTGACCTCACCGTTCAACTATCATGGGACGAGCTTGTGGAAGTAGCCAGACGCTACATTACCCTTAGAGCCTCCCGTGTGTTCCAAAGTCGCATCATTGGAAGCACAGAACTTCAATCGTTAATTGCCTTGGATGAAATGCAAGCCCGTGCTCGTTTGTTGGAGCTAGACGCTCTATCATCCGACAGAACCATCTTTGACAGCGAGGACGTAGCCCGACGTGTAGGCGTCCACCGCAACCCTAATATCTACTAATGCCCTTAATCAACACCTCGGTAAGTAACCTCATTCAAGGGGTCTCACAGCAGCCAGACGCTATTCGGTTTGCTGGTCAGTGTGAGGAACAGGAGAACGCTTTGCCAAGCATCGTGGACGGTCTCCAAAAGCGACCGGGTTGTCAGCACATAGTCACACTACTAGAAACAGCGTCTCTCGACGCGAACTCTAAGATTCACTTCATCGAACGCGACCAAGACGAGAGGTATGTGGTTATTATTAAGAACAAAACCTCCTCAACGAAGTCTATCGCAGCCTTTAACCTCTCTACAGGACAGCAAGCGTCAATCACAGAGCGTTATACCGGAGTGGTTGAATCGTTTGCTACTGATTATATTGGTAAGAAAGAAATCACCCTTACTCAGAAGTCTCCCGTTACAGTTCTAAGCTCTGAGAGCGCCCGGTTGGGTAAACTCAGAATCACCGGAGGTCTAAACAAAGGAACTACCCTATACAACATCCACGACATCGCTACCGACACCGACAAGAAGCGACTCAGGTTTGACGGGGACGTTACACTATACGGCTCTGGAACTGGCTCCTACCAAAACACAGTTGAATACACTGTAGACAACACAGAGGAAGCAGAGTTAATTCTTGAGACTCGTAACTACCTTACTCACGGTGTTGACGACTCGACGCCCACAGTTCCCGTGGACGACCTAAAGCTGTTCACTACTGGTGACTTCACCTACGTCTTGAATACCAAGAAGAAGGTAACTAAAGATTCCACAACGAGTGCTCCTGTGAGTTCAGAGGCTTTGGTGTTTGTTAAGCAGGGTGACTACGAGCGCAAGTATGGGTTGTCTGTTACGACCGCTGGTGGGACCACATATGAGAACTGGACTTACTCTGGGTCGTCTCAGAAAGCGGGAGGAGGGTCCTTCTACAACACCGGGTATGAAGCTGAATCGGATTTCATCATGAGTAATTTGTTTGAGGGAGTTACAAGTTTTATAGCACCTTATTATGTACCCCGATTGGTTAAGGACGCTAACGACCTAAACCCGCGATACGACCAGCCCCTTACCGTAGACACCGCTACGCTTACGCAGTCTATATTCGCAGGATACCCAGCTTCTTTGGCGTCAGATACATCGTTCACCGTAAGTCTCAAAGGCAACCAAGTTGGTGTTATTACCGGACCCGCTGACTTTACGATTCAAGTAGATGATTCAATGGCTGGAGACGGACTTGGGGTTGCGTATAAATCAATCCCTAACCTAGCTGACCTACCCAGCACCGCTACCCACAGGTTTAAGATTGCCGTTCAAGGCGACGTAGACGCATCTGAAGACGACAGGTATGTTCAGTTCTTGGTTAATGGACACACCCCATCCTTGGCAGACGGCTCTGTTGGAGATGGTGGTTGGTTTGAAACCAGCGGAGGCAACGTGAGCGACCGCATTGATTCTAATACAATGCCCTTGATTCTCAAGAGCATCGCCGTAGACGAATTTGAGCTTAACCACATGCCTCTGGATAAGCTGGACGCTGGGGACGAAGTGACAAACCCTGACCCTTCCTTTATCGGAACCTCCATCCAACGAGTGTTCCAGTTTAAGAGCCGTTTAGGTTTCTTATCCGGCTCATCTGTTTCTATGAGCGAAGTGAAGTTCGGAGGTTACGACGGTGAGTTGGATTTACAACGATACAACTTCTACCGGACTTCAGTTACATCGCTACTTGATGGAGACCCAATCGACGCCACCATCTCGTCTGACAAGGTGACCAAGCTTAGGGCTGCTATCTCGTTCCAAGACAACTTGATATTGTTCTCAGACTTCAGTCAGTTTGTTCTCCGGGGTGGAGACCTGCTAACACCAAAGACTGTCTCGTTCAACCAAATTACAGAATACGAATACGACAAGTCGGTAGACCCGGTTGGTCTTGGTTCGTATATTTACTTCCCGTTCGTTCGCGGAGGATTCATGGGAATCCGTGAGTTCACCGTAAACGCGAACACCGACAACTTTGACGCAAACGAAATTACAGCTCACGTTCCTCAGTATATCCCCAAGGCCAGCGGAGGAGGGCTTGTGGCTCTTTCCGGGTCCAGCGCAGAAAGCCTGATGGCAACCACTGACGGTAACGACGTCTATATCTACAAATACTTCTTCAAGGGGAATGAGAAAGTTCTCAGCTCTTGGGGTAAGTTCACCGTAAGCGGTGGTGGAATCAGGGGTCTTACGTTTATCGAATCTGAGTTGTATATTGTTCAGTCTATATCAGACACAAACCAGACGCATCTACTTAAGATACCCATGGGTAACAAGCATCGAGACCCTGAAGGATACAACACTCACCTAGACAGGCGCGTTGCTGTAACGCTCGATGCGACTATAGCTGTTCCGACGTTTACTTTACCCTACTTGCTTAAGGACGACGAGGAGTTACAAGTCTACACCAAAGATGGTCTTCTTCTTCAGAACCTAGTAGCCACGCCAAACGGCCATCAGACTGATGTCACCTTCAAAAACAACACCGTGAGCGGAGGGTTGTCTACCAACGCTGAGCCACTCTATGCTGGTGTTAAATACACCATGAAGTATACTTTCTCTAAGTTGTTGTTCAAAGCACAGTCCGGGCAGAACATGACACGCACCGCTGGTAAAATGCGAGTGCGTGGAGGGACGCTATTTTTCGAGGACACATCTCACTTTGAAGTCAAAGTCACGCCTCAACTAAGAGACACCACAACTGCGGAATTCAACGCTTCTGTCGTTCAGCAGACCATAGAGGGCTCTGCGGTTCTAGAGTCGGGCAGCTTCCGGTTCCCTGTGTTCTCAGACCCTGAACACACTACCATTACCATTGAGAACTCCTCGGCCATGCCCTCTAACTTCCAAAGTGGAGAGTTTGAGTCGTTCATTCATCATCGCTCCAGACGCTATGCCTAGTGTAGTAGAAACAACACCGGAAGGACATACCATTCTCATCGCCACCAAAGAGCACGCTAAAGAGCTTACGGAGGGCATGAGGGAAATGGACAAACTTGAATGCTTTTGTGTTGGCTCAGCGCCGTCAAAAGCTGTTGAGTCGTCCATGAACGCCAGCGACATGAGCTTTACCGTCATGACCAAGGACAACAAAGTTATGGCTATGTTCGGAGCAGGAGAAGGCCATGAGCCTTTCATCTGGATGCTAGGGACTAATGAAGTGGAACGATACGCAAAAGACTTTCTAAAGCACTGTAGGAAATGGGTCTGGTCTTTAGCGAGTCATTATGGTTCTGTGTCTAATTGGATACACTCGGATAACCTTGTGTGCATCAAATGGCTTAAATGGTGTGGAGCGGAGTTCGACGAACCCGTAAAAATCAAAGAAGAACTTTTCAGAAAATTCAAAATAACTAAGTAATATGTGTGACATAACGATGGCTACTATGGCTCTTACGGCTGCACAAGGAGCTGCTTCTATTGGAGCCCAGCAGCAACAAGCGAAAGCGCAAGCAGCCGCTCAAGATGCAGCCTCTGTTCGCGAGATGCAGCGACAGCAGATGGCTATGCGCTCTGAGCGTATGCAACAAAGTCAAGAAGAAACTTCAATGGCTCAGGAAGCGCTTAAAGCTCAACGTGAATCTGAAGCATCAGTCTCCACCGGGACCGTCGCTGCTGAGTCAGTCAATGTAGCAGGAACATCTGTGGGTCTTGGTCTGCAAGACCTCGAAAGAAGCAATGCAGATTACCAGTCCGCTTTGGCTTTACAGGCTCGCTTAAACGACTCATCACGCCGACTTGGGCTTGCTAATTCTGGTGAGCAGTATGTCACTAACATGATTGGAATTAATCAACCCATTGCTCAGCCTGATTACTTAGGAACAATCTTAGGGACCGCAGGGAGTATGATGGGCACTTACCAGCAAGGAGAAATTAATAAAATGCAGACAGAGAATGCTAATCTCAGTCGCGAAGTCATGAGAGGTCAAGAAGCAGCAGCGGAGCAGCGCTACAGATATACTCAGCAACAAATCTACAACTTGGGTAAGTCACACACAGCGGCTGGACTTAGAACCGGAACCTTCTACAACCAATTAGAAAAATTTAAAATAAACCGCAAAGACACATCCCAATAATAAACCATGGCAACTAAGAAAAACCCACTTTCTGCTCTTCTCAGCACCGACGAGAGACAGCAAGCTCAAGAAATGCAGCGGGAGCACGTTCTTCGTTCTTCTGTTCGTCAAGCAGGGACTTATGGAGTTGGAGTTCAAAAGCCTCTTCCAATCTCTCAGACCAATCTAGGTAGGTTGTCTAATTCGTTGGGGACCGTAAGCGGTATCTTGGGTCAGTTCAGCGCTTACCAAGCGCAGAAAGAACAAGTCGAGCTTAAAGGTCAAGGCTTACAGAGCAAGCTTAACCTACAGGAAATCGCGAGTAAAGAAGCTGACCTTAATCTTAAGGGCGCTATGATTCAAGGAGACATTCTTGATGAAACCGTCAAGCAACAGTCCATGAAGCTAGAAGAAGCTCAGACTCGCCGAGCCGACGCGGAGTGGGACTACATGTTGTCTCAAGCAAACGACGCGCAAGTTGAAAAGATGATTGAGGAGGCGAACGAACAAGTCCGACGCCAAAAAGCCAAATTAGCCAAAGCGGAGATTGGCGTTGAACAGGCCAACCCCGGAGAGCACACCGAGTCTCCTTTATACGGGCCACGAGCTTTGCGTCTCCTTGGAGCTACCTACGCGGAAGAGTATGATGAGTACCACAGACAGCAGACCAAAGAACTTATAGAGAGCTTAGCAGACAACCCCAACGGCTCTAACCTGTCTCGCGAAGAGGCTCTCGACCTAGCTCAGAAAACCATGCATGATTTCATGCTGTTGAAGAAGCTAGACCCTGAAGGTGAGGTTGGTAAAGGGTTTATCCAAGCTACAGACCGCTTAAGGGCTGCTAAGCATCCTATACTAGCGAGTGCGCTTATGGATGAATCAGAGGCTCTCAACACGCAGAACATGATTGGAGCCATGAAAGCTTATGCTGAGTTGGGCCCCGGTCAAGGATTGTTAAGCGAGTCCGAGAACTCGTGGTTTATACAACTTTCGGGTATGTCTCAAGCAAAGTCTAGGGCAGTGTTGTTTGGAACTCAAGGTGACCCTGCTCGCGGAATACCCCCAACTCCCGGTCTTTACGGAATGATGGCTCGCACACATGAGGGGGCTGTTAAGTTCCAATCGTTCTTCGATGAGTTGTCTGATGAACTTTACATCAACAATAAACCATTTAGAGAGCTTCCTGAGTTTGATTCTCTTCAGGCTCAAGTTGAGGATGCGGTTGAGAAAACAGCTATCGACGAGTTAAAAACGAAAAACGCTGCTTACTCTATAGCTTGGGACGAGACAAGCCATAAAATAGCTAACTTAAGCGGGAGTATGACTCCTGAACAAATAGCAGTTTCAACAGCAAACCTCATAAACGTAAACGATACTCCTGACCAACAAAGAGAAAAATTAGTTAAACGATTTCCTTACTTGGAGAAACAAATAGAACAAATTGCAGATGATAAGTTGCCCACATACGCCTTTGACTTAGTCCAGCGCCTTAAAGGTGGTGTAGACACATTAGACGCGGTGACGGAAATTCTGTTAACACAAGCCGTTCCTCACAAACCAAGGTCCGACAGACAGCAGGGACTTACGCAAGTTTTACGGAGCATCTCTGCAAATTACGACACGTTTCCGGGCGGTTCTTCTGTAGACATTTCTGGTTTAATTGATAATTTCCTTGAGGGGTTTGGAGAAGAAGGCGCTAGGACAACAGCAGGTCTGAAGTCGACTGGTGGTGCGTTCATGGTAGGAGAGATAGACACCGTGTCGGGTGGTGTTATTACTCAATACACAAAGGACCTAAACAACTTACAGCGTGCAGTCCTAAGCACGCTACCGGAAGGTTCAACACAAGATGATTTTACCAAAGCTTACAGAGAGGGTTTTGACGAGCTGAACAAAAACTTTGAAAAGGACCTCACCGCTTCCCTTATCAAACACTCTAAATCGAACGACGATTTAATAGCTAATTTGAAAGGAAACGCGGAGGCTAGACGCTCTTCACCACCCTTTGCTAATTTCGTGCCGTTAGAAACAATTGAACAAATAGAAAAAGAGCATCCCACTAAGACTCCCGACGAGGTTTTGGAGCTGGCAGTAAGTCAAGGCTTAGTAAAAGAAGCATCTGGTTTTGTCCTAAGCAACTCTTTCGCTAAAAGCCCTCAAGAAGCAAAAACAATCAATGAGATTTATGTAAGCTCCCAAAAAGCCGCTAAGTTAAGACTGACCTCCTACATTGATGAAAAAGGAGCTTTCTATAAACAGACCACAGACTTAACATCGCGCGTAGCAAAACGTGGATACGGTTGGTTTAGAGAAAACCCTTTAACTGGAGATACCTCAGACGGAGTAGTAGACGGTTATGATGCGATGGCGGACGAAATGGATAAAGCAGCAGAAGGTTACTACTCAGTTTTAGTCACCACAGAAGAGATGGGAGATTTAGCCTCGTCGAGGGTTAGTTCATATTACTCAGCAGGAGGGCGCGCCGGCGGCACGATGGTTCGAGAAGCCTATCCCGAACTTAGGGACCGCATGACACCGAAGACACCGAGTGAGCTAGGCGAATCCAAGCGTAAAAAAGCTGTTTTTGTTGTTAAGATGGGAGATGATTTTTTAGATATAAAACCCTATAAGACACTCCGAAACGCCGAGTACGAATGGTATTATCCGGGTGCTACAAATAATCTTCGTCGCGACGTTGACGGAAACGTCAATACACATGAGGATTGGCCAGACATAAGACGAGATGTAATTCTTGGTCATAACTTCTTTGTTAAACACCAAACGCCAATCGCAGGGCTGGCCTTTGGTAGCGCGGAACCAACAGCCAATGACGTCGTGAAGATAAGCGAAGCGGCGGGGTGGAGTCAAGAGGTATTAGAGCGCGTATCTAGAGCGCATGGCTATGCTGACCCGCTAAACCTTTTAAAGGCTCAGTATAACAACGCCTATTACACCAACCAAAGAGCATCCAATACTAAGTAAACACTCAATTAAGCGAACATGACTGATAAATTAGATTCATTCGATAGAGCAACCCTACAAGGGGACTCGTTTGACCAAGCACAACAAAAAATTCTTGGGCAGTTAGAGGAGGGAGGACCTCAAGAACCTATTGAAGAAGAAGTTCAAGCACCAGCGCAAGAGGAACAAATAAAGCTTGAGCAACCAGTAGAACAGCCCCTTTTTAGTAGTAAGAAAGAAGAGCCCCAAAAAGAACCAAAGCCTCAAAAGGAGGAAAAACACGGTATCGACATTATTCTTCCTTCAGGCAGCGCGTATGTCGACTCCGGCACGGACATTGCGTTTGCGGGAGCGCGCGGTTTAGAAGCAGCAGCGGAAGGCGTCTACGGTTTCGCGGATTACATTACCGGGGACCGATTGTGGGATTTTTACGATAGAAAGAAATCATGGCTAGGACAGCCGAAGACAGGAGTAGGTAGAGCTGGTGAAGATATTATGCAGTTTGCTGCTGGGTTTATACCCGGCGTAAAGGCGGCGTCTTGGCTAGGAAAAGCTTCTAAGTTAAAAAAAGTATCGGGAACACTGTCCAAAAGCAAAGACGCCATTAAGAGTTTCTCTAAAAACAAACTCAGCCTATCTTCTAAGTCAATGAAGAGGCTGAGCAGATACAAGACTGCTACAAAGAATAGCGTAAAGTTTGGCGTGGCGGGTGCTATTTCTGAGTTTTTCGTTTTCAAAGGGGAAGAGGAGCGTCTTGCAAACTTACTGGCTACACACGAAAGTGGAGGAGGACCTGTTCAGGATTTTATTAATTGGTTGGCCTACGACCCTGACGACGAAAACAGCAACGAGATAATCGAACGTGGTAAGCTTGCTTTAGAAGGTCTTATTGTTGGCGAGGCTATTGGTCTCAGTTTAGGCGCTATAGGTAAAGGGTATAGAGCTATAAGGCCCAAGAGGGAGGCTGTTAAAATTACAAATAAATCAGCCATTGAGCCTCCAGAGAAAGAAGAAGCTGTTAGTGCGCTACAAAAGATATTTGGTATCTTTGCTCGTAAAAACGCAAACGTAAAACGGCAACTAAAGGAAGGAGCAGAAGAAGCCGACGAATGGGAAGCCCTTAACGACGCTTTGAATGACCCAGAGCTTCAAGTAACGCATCAAGAGTGGTTGGCTTTGCAAGAATCAGCTCACCGAAACAACGACCTTAGAAACGCAACCGATTGGGAGAACCAATCTGGAGAAAAGCTTAGCGAAACTCCACCACCTCCGGGTGTTCGGGAGTCTATCGACGACGTAGAGAGAGCGTATGAAAAGGCAGTGGAGCGCGACGCGCCTGACGGAAACCTTGCTGACGGACCTCGAAACGACCCTAACGACCCTCGAAACGACCCTAACGACCCTCGAAACTACCCAAGCGCTCCGAGTGGCCTCAAGGACGCTGAAGAGGCTGCCTCGCGAGCCGCGCAGGAAAATGTAAGAAAAAGTTGGCAAGCTAAAAAAGAAGCCGCAAGAAAATTAAACCCTGCTGAATGGACAGAGGAACAACTCGATGAATTCTTCTTGAGTAAAGGTATTTCAGTAGTTAAGGTTTCTCTTAAAAATAAACGAGCCTTCGCTCAAGACATACTCGATGAGACTAAGGCAGGTGGAAAAGAGCACCTAATAGAAACCATCGAAGACCACGTAGCCAAAACAGTTAAAGAAGCAGGGTTGTTTGAAAACACTAACCATCGCGCAATGGCTGGAGCCGTTAGGGTTATAAATAGTGTTCCTGAAATGCGCGCTTGGCTTATGCGCACATCTAAGGTTGCTAGGAAGTCCAGTAAACAAGGCGAGATGAGCCCAGAGGCTCAAGAAAAGTTTTGGGAGGAAACAAGCAAAATTGCAAATCGTGGTTTTGAGGCAGCAGGAGGTAAAGGAGAAATAGACTTATCCTTATTCCGAGGTCGAAGGAAGGACTTTGAGCTTTTCAGAAGCGAAGCTGAAACGCTCTACCACGCCTTGAACGGCGTCGCAAAAGACTTAAAGGATAAAGTAGCAAACGCCGAGTATGCGTTAAAAAACGGAACTGCCAAAGTGCAGACTCCAAAAGGAGCGACCGTCTTAAACAAAGACGAGGCGATGACGGAGGTTTTCTCAGCCATGGACCGCTGGACAGCGCTTCAAGAAATCTGGGCTGACTTTGGAACTCAGTTGTCGCTTGGAATGAGACAGCGTAATGACCTATACCTCACAGGACAAAGCGCTCTAGGTAGGGACATAGCCGGGCAGCACAGGACTCTAGGAGTAGCTTTGGAGGACGCCATGAAGAAACAAGGCGAGATTTACCGGAGACAGAACAGGGGTAATCTCAGCGACAAAAGAATTATCAAAGACCTTCAAAGGGTGTTTAAGAATTCAGGAGAGGTTATTGATATGGACCAAATGGCTAGGGACTTTAACCAAATAGGCGTCAATAGGGGTTTATCTCAGTGGACGTTAGCAGGTAGAAAAGGTCTCGCTGTTTCTCAGGAATGGTATTACAACGCTATTCTAGGCTCCCCTACTTCTTGGGCTGTAAACTTTTTAGGTAACGCGCTCGTTCTTCCCTTACGCCACATTGAGTCAGTCGCAGGGGGCGCTATGACAGGTAACAAAAATTTAGTTAAGGCTAACTTTAGGGTTATGTTTGACCTCCAGAGTATCAAAGACTCTTTTAGATGGGCGTGGAAGTCAGGAATTGATGATGAGGCTAGGTCAGTCTCCGGTTACACTGCATTCAGGGACGACCGTATACTAAAAAAAGGAGGGGAGATTAGCGTAGATAACCCTGACGGAACCCTACTTCGTTCCGCTTTCAATTTCATGGGTCATCTTGTTAGACACCCCTCTCGAATAATGATGGCGGGTGATGAGTTCTTCAAACAGATGAGCTACCGAGCGCGTATCAAGACGGCTCTTGCTTTAGACGGATACCAAAAAGGCCTTCACAGACAACCCGGTAAACTAGCGGAACACATTGAGAACGGATTCAATACTACTATTACTGCAAAGGGTCGTTTTCGTAATGAGGAAAACGTAAGGCGCGAAGCGGTGGAGGCTCTTGTCGAAGCTCGTAAGGCTGGAAAAGACATCACCGACGAAAGGAAGTTCATCAATGGTTACGTGAAAGACCACTATGATACGAATAAACTCAAACGCGTAAAAGATGTTGTATATGACGACGACATCGGGTTCTCCCAAAGAGAGGCACTTGTCGAAGCAGGAACAGATTGGGCTCTTGTAAACACCTTCACTAACGATATTCAAAAGGGATTCTTTAAGAATACCGCAGAATGGGCACAAACGAGCCCTTGGATGGGTTTTGTCATCCCGTTCGTTAGGACACCTGCAAACATTCTTTTGTTTGCCTTGGGGCGCAGCATACCGAGGCCGCTTAAAATGACCAAAGAATTTGTAAAAGCGCGTAATGCGACTAAAACATTCGACGACATGGACGTAGAAGCCTTTGCTGATTCTTATATACAAAAAGGAGATTTTGGCGCGGACGAAATGGTGCAAGCCCGAGAACAAGCTCAAAAGTATTTGAACCTTATACAAAACGAGACTGCTACGAAATCAGCCGAAACTCTCGGACGTTTATCTACGGGTATCATGGCTACAGGAGCTTTGTTAATGAACATAGAAGCCCTTGGAGAGAGAGTCACAGGTTCTCCCCCAGATGACCCCGGTAAACGCGCAGCTTGGGCTGCTACAGGTAAGATACCATTCGCTATTAAGTTTGGCGACAAATGGCACAGCTACCAACGTCTTGACCCGTTCGCTACTACCCTTGGTATGATGGCGGATTTGGTAAAAGGCTTTTCCGACATGAGAGATACCGGAGTTAGCGAGTTTGGGGACGAGGAAGAGTTTGAAGAAAAGCAACATGAGTTCTTCCAAGTCGCTTCTATTATTGCAACGTCCATCGCTAACAACACGATGAAGAAATCCTACATCGAGAACTTAGGTGAGCTTCTGGACGCAATGGAGAAGCCAGCCGAAAGCTTTGAAGACGTGACATCAAACATCTTAGGTAGTTTCGTCCCTAACGGACTCAACTGGTCCCAAAACGTCTTTGAAGAAGAACCTGCTATCTTAGAAGCTAGAGGCTTGTTGGATAGGATGCGTAAGCGTCTACCCGAGTCTATGCGACCCGGAAGAAAAATCATGCCACAGCGGAACGCCTTTGGTGAAATACGCAGAAAAAGCAAGGACAACACCGGGTCGTTTATGCAGGGAATCAACCCTCTTTTCTCTTCTGAAATCTCCAACGACATTGTTGATATTGAGATTGAAAACCAAGCGGTTGGACGTAAACCAATGGGCGACGTGCGTAGCATCGGTGGGAACAGTCTTAGTTATAGGGACTACAGGAACGATAAGGACCAAACTGCTTACGACCGTATGCAGGAGCTTTCGGGAACCGTTAAGCTTGGTAATTCTCAGCTAACGCTTCGTCAAAACTTGAGAAAGCTAATCGAGTCTAACGCCTACCAACGTCTTCCTCCAATCACCGAACAAAACAGACATAAAGACCACCCAAGGTCTAAAGCAATCTCTAAAGTAATTAACGCATACAGAGCAGCGGCTAGACGCCAAACTCACAAAGAGTTCAAAGAACTTAGAGCTGACTTAGCTAAACTATTAAGATAAAATACCATGCCAAATTCATATACTACAATAACCCTGCTATCTGGGTCCAGTGGAACTAACGCCGTGGGCCAGACAGTGTATGGTCCGTTTGACTTCGATTACATTAACACTTCTGACATCAAAGCAGTCGTGAAGATGACATCCGGCTCTACTTTCAAATGGCAAAGTGTTGCGGTCGCGAGTGTTGACGCCTCGACCAAGTTAGTGACTCTATCTGCAAACCTGTCTTTCTCAGATGTTCTTGACCAAATGCGAATCTACAGGGAAACCTCACTTAGTTCTCTAGTTGACTTCCAGTCTGGTTCTCGCATCTCCGAGGCTGACTTGGACACTGCTTACAGACAAGCGTTGTTCGTTGCTCAGGAGACTGCTGAAGACGGCTCAGGAAGCGGAACAAGAACACTCCAAACGGCTGATGACATCGCGAGTGGAGCAATAACCGCCGCTGAGTTAGCTACTGACGCCGTCGAGACCGCTAAGATTAAAAACCTAAACGTAGACGCTACTAAGCTGGCTGCCAACGCCGTCATCGAAGATAAAATCCTAAACGGGGCAGTTACGGCTACTAAGTTGGATACTGACGCCGTCATCGAAGCTAAAATCCTAAACGGTGCGGTCACAGCTCCCAAGCTGGCAACGACG